ATACGTATAAGAGTTAACGATATGTCCTTTATATCTGGAACTAGCACAGATATTTAAGTAATCGATGAAGATGATATCTGGTTTGAAAGACTTCTTCAGTGATAACTCACTTAAAAGTCCTTTGAAGTGTCCAGCATGTGCGCTAGCAGTAGGGTATTCTTTAATAATAAGTTTACCTTGCGTCTTTCTTCCAATCTCATGTACTCGGGAAGTGTATATCTGCTCTGGTAATGTAGAGATGTCCCGTATGTTGACGTTGAGGAGATTAGCATCAATTCTTTCTGCAATCTTTTCCTCAGACATCTCACATGTGATGTATAGAACGTTCTTCCCTTGCGAAAGAGAAGCAGCGGCGCAGTGACACATAAAAAGAGACTTGCCCACACCAGTACCAGCAAGAGCGATAGATAGTGTTTTATTGGGGAGACCTCCTTTAGTGATGGCGTTGAACTTCTCAAGATCGAAAGGAAGTTTTTCTTCATCTCTGTGGTAATACTCATATCGTTCGCTTACATTTTCGATGTAGTCGTGTCCGATGTATTCATCAAACGATACCGCCAAGGCTTCTTGGAGAATGGCGGGTATCGCATCTCTCGAAATCTCTTTATCGCCTCCATCTGCAATCTTGATTGATTGTAGGAGGGCGTTATAGATTGCTCGCTCTTGACACCACTTTTCTGATCTGTCTTGTAACCATTCTGTGTCAACAGGTTCGTCTGTAAACTCTTTAACTTGTTTAACAGACGCTTGATAAGTTTCTTCGTTGAGATCATTTCTCTGCTGCAATTGTAAGATGACAATTTCAGACGTTGGCATCTTATCATATTTACCAGAGAAGTCACTGATCTCCTCAAAGATGACACGATCACTCATGTCTTCAAAATATTCTGCCTTAAGAAAAGGAACTACTTTGCGATAGAAATCCTCACATGAAATGAGGTTACGCAAAATAGTTGTTTCCATTTTCTCACTCATCTTCTGTACCATACAAGAATTCTTTTTGTGCCTGTTTATCGATTGCCTCTAAGATTTCTTGGGTGAAGTAGGACTCGGGGTCTTTAAGAATTTGCTTGGCGTAGATTTTCTTTCCGCCAATTTCATAGCGTCCAGCAACATTTTTCCACAACCCTGCTCGCTCGCCAATCTCAAGTAATCCATAGTGCTTCTCCAAACCTCTAGAGTCAAAGTATAGTCTAGTCTCTACTTTGGAACCCTCGCGTGTCAAACGAGACTTCTTAGCCTCGCATTTGATAATGTTTCCGATGAGATCTGTTCCATCTTTCTCTTTTTTCTTTCCGAGATAAACGATTGTGCTAGCAGAATACTTGAGTCCACTGCCTCCCCCCATTTCTTTTGCAGGGACATAAGAGCCGATGACATCATAGGTGTGGTTGGTAACGATCATTGGTATATTAGCCTTGCCAAGCTTCAGTGTCAAGATGCGAAAGGCAGATTTGACCAGTTGTGCTTTTGTCATATCGCGGACGTTCTTGTCGTCTGCTGCATCCTGAACCTCTTTGTTGGTGGCAAGGTTACCCAAAGAGTCTAGCACAAACATGAGAGGTTTGCGGTCTTCTTCAGGTTGTTCCATGAATTTGTCCACAATTCTTACTGATTGTGTACGGAACTCTTCAATGGTATTGACTGGAAAAATTACCATGCGGTTAGAGTCAATGTTACGACTCTCGATCATGTCTTTAGAAATGGCAGACTCAGTTTCAAAATAAATGACTCCAGCATCAGGATCAGTATCGAGGAAATGCTTAACGACACTAAGACAAAAGAAAGTCTTGCCCGTACCTGATTCTCCTGCCACGGCAGTAATTTTGTTGGAAGGGAAACCTCCGAAAATAGAACCACTAACCAAGGCGTTAACAACGTAACTGCCAGTGTCAACGAAAGATTCAATATCGCCAGCAGCAACCCCGTCGCTAACAAGACTAGCATACTCATTCTTGCTGTCCTTAATGACTGTATCTAGAAATCCCATAATTATAAAAATGATAGTAGTGAAACTTTTTTCTCGTAGTCCCAACCGATACATCCTAGCACGTTCTTGAGAGGTTCTAGAAATGACTTCTCATATTGTAGTTGATAGTCAATGTACTTGTCAAGGTTGAATTCCTTGGGGATGTCACTGAAGAAACTGATGCAGTTCTGCATCATTGGGTTGGGAGTCTTCAGGTAAATGAATTTGATTTTCTCGCCTTCTTGAATAATGGGATACTTATTAGTTATCTTGTTCTTGCGAACATAATAATTATAAAGTAAAGATCCTCTCACATGAATTGGAGTTCCTTTACGGAAGATATCATGAGAACATTTGTACTTCTCTAAACCATTGACACCGCGAGGGAACGCGATGTTCACATAGTCTTGCTCGCGAGTATCCTTTTTGACAAATTCAACAAAATCAATTAGATCTTGATTTTCTTTAGTCAGGATAATATTAAACGCATGAAACAATTTGTCGCGATAGTATTGTGGTGTGGATGAACGAGCAGTCTCCAAACCACAGATTTTCATCTTAGGTTCTTTATATCGAACCCCTTCACTATCCCAGACATTGAGAATGTATCTCTTCTTAGCAGTCCAGACTCCACGATTAGCGATGTTCTCTCGCTTCATGACCATCTTCTGCTGGTATGCGTTCATGTAAAGGGCGAGCTCTTGGTAAGAACTTTCAATATACTTTTCAAGTTCCACTTGACACACCTTGTCAAGGAACCCGACAATTCCTTCATCAGTCTTCTCTCTGTCGGCGTATATAGTTTCAACCAGAGGACCCAAGTTAAGATACACAGAGTCGGTATCAGAAGCAATAACGTAATCAACATTGTCAGTCTTAAGAATCTTGTTTAAGTATTTGTTCAACTTCTCTTGAATCCATCGAATCGAGAGTTGACCAGAACAAGTAATTGCTTCTGCAATCTCAAGTCGAAAGTATCTAAAGTGTTCGTTGCCGATAGCACCATAAGCAGAGTTCAAAGAAATCTTCTTTGCCATCTGGATGTTATTACAACGGGCGATCTCTTTCTTCAATTCAACAGTAGGAGTCTTCTCGTACTGCTGCTTTGCTTCAAGCATCTTCTTCTTGTAGATAACGCGAGAGTCATACATCTTCTGCATCATCATGGGAAGAAACCCCATCTTATCTTTTTTATACAGAGTGCCATTAGCAGCAAGACAATCAGTAATACCAGATGTGTCTATCTCTTTCTCAAGCAACTTATCAATAGTTGCTGTAGGGTGTCGGTTTGGGAGCAGGGTCTCTGGTGAGAGGTTATACTGCATGATAAGATGAGGGTATAGACTATTAAGGTCAAAGCTGACAACCCAGTCATAAAAACCTGGTTTAGGTTCCTTAACGTATGCACCAGCATACTTAGCGTCTTTTCTTGCTTCCTTCTTGGGGGGTATTGCAATGTTTCTCTTTAGCAACTCGACGTAGATATAATTATCCCACATACGAACTTGAGAAAATACATCCTCAAAGTTTACCTTAGCATCATATGCCATAGTGAAGGCAAGTTCAAGCAACTTCATCTTATCATCCAACTGGTCAACCAGGCGAACGTCAATGATGTTGTATTCTACAAACTTCTGCCAGTCCTTGGTGTAGAACTCTTTGAAGGTATCATACTCACTATGATCTAGTTTTTTTGTACCAAGTTCTACACTAGCAATATGATCCAAACGATAAGATGCTTGGTTGGTATAAGTAAACTTACGATACAACTCAAGATAGTCTAATGTCGCAACACCAGAGATATCATAAGCAATCTGCTTGCGACCTTTAATGTAGATCTCACGACAATATGTAGACTTCCATGGTGACAATAACTTAGCATCACGCTCACCAATAACACGTTCGATACGCTTACTGATGTATGTCATATCAAACAACTGAACATTCCATCCAGTAATCACATCAGGATAGTTGCACATCCAATAGTGGATGAATGCCTGTAACATGCCAACCTCAGTACTGAAGTGCATGTAGTCCACATCCTTATGAGTGTTGGCAAACGCATAGCGTCCGAACACTTGAATGCGTCCTGTGTGACTATCTTTTAGAGAGATAAGAAGAATCTCTTGGTCAGCAGTCTCAATGTCAGGAAACCCGTTCTCTGCTGCTGTCTCAATGTCAAGAGTGAACACACGAATCTGACTAGAGTCAAACTCAATCTGATCTGCAGGATATTGTTCTGCAATATATTGATTCAGATAGCGAGTTTGACCACAGATCTCAAAGTCAGGAATGTCTTTATGATCATCCACAAACTTTCTTGCGTCACGAATAGTTCCCTGCTGTACAGGACGAACATTCTTACCATCCAGAGTCTTCCAGCGAGAAGGTTGTTGAGTGGGCAGATACAGCGTAGGGTTGAAAGGAACCTTATCACTGAACTGGTTTCCGTTTTGGTATCCACGAACTTGGATATTGTTACCTGCTTGCTGAACGCTGGTGTAAAACTTCATTCCTCTTTTGCTTTTAAGTCATAGTATAATGCCGAGTACATAGGTGTCGGTTCAGAAATAACAGTGATGTTTTCTGAACGGACAATAAGTTCTCGATCTTCGCTGTAGGGAGGAAAGGGCACTGCCCCATCCTCGTTTATCTCACAGGCGTATTTTAGCACACAATCGGGGTCACCCAACTCAGCACCAGGAATCTCTTCAACCTCTGCTACGAGCCAATGCCCGT